CCAGTGCAGACCGTGGACACGGATGGTGTCGCGGATCTGATCGACAAGCGGGAAGATGGTGCTGCCAGACATGGCGTGCTCCTTGAGGGTGCAGACGGATCGCTGCCCAGAGCCCCCCAGCGGAGGCTCGGCGGCAAAGATCAGGCCGATGCCTTGGCGGCTTCGACGATATCGGTCAAGTAGCCACCCTTGGCGAGCAGGGCCAGCCGCAGGCGCTCGGACATCGGGCGGGCGTTACCGACCTTGCCGGTGCTGGTACCGCGCACTGTGGCATTCCCGCCAATGAACAGGAAGTACGGGACCATCACGCCGCCCTGTGTCGGCAGCATCTTCGTGTAGCAGGGCTTGCGCGACACGTGGTCGTGCTTGGTCCAGCCATCGGCCACAAGGCCACGGACCAGGGCTTCGGATTGGGTGAGGCTCATGTCAGGACTCCTGGATGTGACGGACCAGGGCCATCTGGGCACCCTTGGTCGTCTTGGCGAAGCGGACGATGTCCGCGATCTGCGCATCGGTCATGCGCGTGGCGACGTCCAGATACCGGGCGTAGAACGCCTTCGGCTGGACCATCGGGTCGGACACCCATCTGCGAAGATGGGCGACTAGGTCGGAGAGACTCATGGCAGACTCCAGGACGCGAGCACGGATCGGCTCTGTGTGCCCACACCCGGCAGGCACACAGAGCCCCCCGAGCGGGGGGCTGAGGGATCAGGCCGAGACCATCTCGGTCAACTCGGCATCGGTGGCGATCACCACGTCACGCCACGCTGCCAGAGCGGCAACGGCACGGGGGTCGCCACCCTCGGCGAGACGGGCCAGGCACCGGAGGGCGGTGTCGACTTGGCCTTCGGCCTTACCGGCAGCGCCAGCGACGGCGTCGGGGGGGCAGGCACGGGTGGCGAGCCAGACGGCGCCTTTCGTGGTCTTGGCGGTGCGCACGATCTCTGACAGATCGGCGTCGGACATGGCGATCGACCACGGGGCGAGCGCGGGGGTGGCGCGCACAGCGACGAGCAGGGAGGACAGGGAGGGAAGGGAAGCAGCCACGGAAGACTCCAGAGCGCGGGGGGAGGAGGAGGAGGGCCGCGCCGCGCCGCAGGCCCCACACTCAAAGTCGCAACCCCCGTGCCAGCGCTTCGTTGTGCGGCGCAGCAAAGGCGAGCAGAGGCCAGCGAGCAGAGGCCGCGCGACAGGCCAACGAAGGCGTCTCCGAGGCTCGTGGCTGCGCTCGCGCAGAGCGCCTGCACCAACACCAGCGACGAAGGCCGTGAGCGCAGCCGAAGGCCGCTCCCGACGCCTGCTCGTGGTGCGCCGCAGCATGACCAAGGCTGTCACTCGGATGACAAAGCGCGTCACCCCGATGACAAAGCGTGTCACCAACTGCGGAGCGGGCGCGAAGCTTGCCGGAGTGAGCGCTCACTAATGGGCCTCCGAAGGCTGGCAAGAAGCGTGCCAGGGCATATGACGAGGATGGTCGCAGGGTGACCAAGGGCGTCATCTGTATGACGAAGGCTGACGTAGCGAGGACGCAACGCGGAGATGCTGGCACGCTTCTTGCTTGTCGATCGGCCCCGTGTCCGCTCGTCGGACAATGTCCGCTCGTCGGACATGCTGCGGTGCAGCAAGCACCAGCCCGGTGCATCGACCGATGTCAGCGCTCACTGATGCTGCGGCGCACCACCCCCAGTCAGCGCTCACTGACGCGGCTCACGAGCGCAGTTAGTGCTCACTAACCTCGGCAGTTGGTTAGCGCTCACTAACCGAGGGTCGCGATGGGTCCCCCGCGTGCCTCGGGCTTCGGGCCCTGCCCGCGACTTGGCGAGGCAGGATTTCTAACAGTGACAGGGAGCACCTATCTCGGAGCGAGAAGGGTCCCCCTCGTGCGAAGAGCTTGGGTCCCTTTGGAGTCGTTCAGGGTCCCTCCTAGCCTTTTGGTAGCACCCACACCTATCTTACAACTGCTACAGACGACGGTACATTTGTAGGTCAGACTTAGCTATCCGACAGGCCGCGTCGTCCGGGCCGTGGCACGATTCTTGCCTTACGGGCGTGCGCGTCGTACATGGAGCGTGATGTGTCTGTAGCACCCCCCTCCCCTCCATATCAACAATATTGCAATTAAGACCCCTCCCCCCTGCTACATGATACAAGAACCCCAGAGCCCGCGTCGTCCGGGGCCTGGAGCGTAGCAGTTGTAAGATAGGTATGTATGCTACGCCTTGGGTCCCATCGCCCGTGTGGTCAACATACGCGGGCGCGAGGTGTCGATGTTGCTTTGATTGTGCCATGGTAGTAGGTGTGGTAGAATATGCCATGCGATATTTCGGCAAAATCTGTGAAAAACATCCGGGGAGAAAGGGCGAACGGAATCGGTTCCCTTCCGGTCGGACGGTCTGCATAGATTGTCACTACCTCAGGAATCGGGCCTGGATCAAGGGGGACCCGGTAACCCAGAAAAGGTTGAAGGCAAAGCGGAAGACCAGAGAATACCTGGATAAATTCAATACCTATAGAAGGATGAAAAGGATTGCAGTCCCGCCAGTCGAGGGTGTATAATATAGCCACTATGACGAAACTCAAGGGATATGACGTTTGCCATGAATGCGCCCCACAAGAGTGGCGCAAGACGCCGGTGGTTACCGGGTCTTATGAACTCGATGCGGTGATCCACCGTAATGGGAACAAGGATCTGCCGCACCGGTTGGCGTATTACGTCGACAAGCCGAATATCTATGGGGCCCGGACTGGCTACGATGGCTACGATGGTTATTCGGGAGACACCTGATGACCGACGAGGAACTTGGTAAGTTGTACAAGGAATTCTACAATGAGTCGCATGAAGCCGCATTGAGGGCAGTCTTCAATGCCGGGTGGAAATGCCAGGGGGTCACTTTGGTAGACGTGGTGGATGAACCGAAAGATGCATAATGCCCTGGACCATGGCTTCGGCGTATCGCCACACCAAGAAAGCGAAGTCGGCCCCCGCCAAGAAGCAATGGTCGACGGTAGCAAATAAGATTCTGAAGGAATCTGGTGACGAAGGTAAGGCTGTTCGAATAGCGAACGCTGCCATAAAGAGACGGAAATGAGCAAGAAGACCCTGTTGCGACACTATAGGGACTTCGACTATGCCGAGGCTCAGTACCGCACAAACACGAAGACCATCAAGGAGATAGCCGACGAAATCGGCATCACCCGGGCGGCTCTATTTGACTATATCAGCAAGAACAATGTAACCCGAGACCTTGGTGCGGCGATCAAGAACCGGACCATGGAAATGCTGGCCGGAGACATAATCGATTCTAACGGCAGGCTCCCGACGAAGCAAGAAGACCTGATCCAGATCAATGCCACCCTGCAGGCGGCGGTTATACGGAGCCATCGGGGAGATATCGACCGATTCCGTAGATTAGCCATGGCTTTGCTGAGTGAACTGGAAGGCATGACGGTGTATCAGGATACGCTGGAAGATATCGGCACCATCCTGCGGTCCGAAGATAAGAACGGGACCGACAAATTGAATGACGTCTACAAGAGGGTGATCAGCCTACCAGGGCGAACCGACACCCTCAAGAAATTGGGCGACACCTTGAAGACCCTGATCCTACTGGAGCGCCAAGCGTTCGGTATGCGGGAAGACTATGAAGACGAAGATATCCGTCGAGCCAAGATTACGTCCGACCCGGGGAAGCCGGTCACCAGCTTCGATTCCATCACTACCAGATTCATGAAAGTCCTAGGGGTGACGGATGTTCAACCCACCGAATGAGATAAAGCGGGCAATCAGAGAAGCCCCATTCAAATTAGTCCCGAAGCTGTGGGCCGAGTTTGAAGATGAATACGACATGGAAGGCAGGGCGTGGCTGGGCAGGAATGACCGGTATTACTTGCTGGTCAGGCTGCTCAACCGGCTCGATGTCGTTCACCCGTGGCTGTATTCCCGATGCCGGGAAGTAGAAGAGGAACCGGACGGGTACCTAGACCTGTGGGCACGGGAGCACTACAAGTCCACCATCATCACATACGCGGGGGTGATCCAGGAAATTCTGAAGGATCCAGAACTGACGGTGGGAATATTCTCGCATACGAAGCCAATAGCGAAGGCGTTCCTGAAGCAGATCAAGGGGGAGTTCGAACGGAATGACCACCTACGGAAAGTCTACCCCGACATCATATACGAAAACCCCGAGAAGGACTCCCCAAGCTGGTCCCTCGATGCCGGGATCGTGGTCAAACGGGTATCAAACCCAAAGGAAGCCAGCATCGAAGCCCACGGACTCGTCGACGGGATGCCAATCTCACGACACTTCCGGCTTATGGTGTACGATGACGTGGTTACACCGGATTCTGTTAATACTCCCGATCAGATAAAGAAGACCACCACAGCTTGGGAGTTGAGCGATAACCTTGGCGCAGTCGGCGGCAGGAAGTGGCACATTGGGACCAGATATTCGTATGCCGACACATACGAAGATATCATGAAGCGGGGCTCGGTGATTCCACGGGTGTACCCCGCGACAGATGATGGGATGATTGACGGGGACCCGGTGCTGTTCTCGAAGGACGTGTGGGTAACCAAGGTACGCGACCAGGGCGAAGCCACGATATCCTGTCAGATGCTGCAGAACCCACTAGCGGGCACTCAGCGGATGTTCAACGTCGAGGACTTGGGTATATACGAAGTCAGGCCGGAGATTCTGAACGTCTACATACTGGTCGACCCGGCACGGTCAAAGAAGAAGGACTCGGCCAAGACCGCCATAACCGTCATCGGCGTGGACTACGCCATGAACAAGTACCTACTGGATGGGTTCAACCACAAGATGGACCTGCGCGAACGGTGGGTCAGGACCGCCCAGATGTTCCACAAGTGGAAGAGGGCTCCCGGAATACAATACACATACGTTGGCTACGAAGCCTTCGGGGCCCAGGCCGACCTGGATTACTTCGAAGAACAGATGCGGAAGCCCGACGAAGGCGGTCGGATAATCATTGCCGAGTTGATGTGGCCCCGTGATGGCGAAGGAAGCAAGACTGACCGGGTTCAAAGACTTGGGCCAGACATCAGGGCACATAAGTTCTTTTTACCATATGAAACCGACCAAAAGAACCTGACCGCCATGCAGCGCAAATTCAGCGCCACCGGGCAGACATTCAGGATAGCTAGCCAGATCAGGCGGAAGGATGAGAACGGCAACATCTACGACCTTAGTGCACAATTTAAGCTGCAGGTCCATTTCTTTCCATTCGGCGGGCAAAAGGACTTGGTTGACGCCGCCAGTCGGATATACGACATGGAACCAAAGGCCCCGAAATACCAGGAACAATCGTACTATGAGCCCGAGTTCACCTGAGTTATAATCCCCATCATGGCAACGAACATCAACAACCTAGGGCCAAAGGTATCGACCAGGACCATCGATTGGTTGAGCATGGCGATGCGGGCCTGGGGATCAGAATTCCACGCCCCTGATAGGGGCATATATGAATTCGGCGCAAATCGCAAATTCGAATCTACCGACATGGGGCGCACTGGCATCTACGGCGTTGTCGGCGACGACGTACTTCTGCTGGATGGCACGCAGTACCCCGACATGCGAGACGGCATGATTGCCGGGGTGGGGATCACCCCCGGAGCCGCGAACAATGGCTTTGGTGACTACCCAGAGATTACGCGGGATGGCACCGAGGTGTCCCCCGATAGATTCTTCCTCTACTACCCTGGGCTCTAAGCATGAGCACACTTATATCTCGCCTAGCTTTGGCGACATCGTTGTCCCCGAATGATCAGATGGTGGTGGACCAGGGAAGTCCCCCCACTACCCGCAGAGTCCCCGTCTCACTCTTTAGCTCCAGTCTTCGCATCAACACTCAGGCTGGCACGGCATACACGCTGCTCGCAGCAGACGGTGTGCAGACTCTGGTGCAGATGAACAACGCGTCGCCCATGACGCTGACCATCCCGTCCTTTGCCACCCTCGCACTTCCCATTGGCACGAACGTCTTAGTTGAGCGTCTTGGGGCTGGTACGCTTACTATCGCGGGCGCAGGAGGTGTGACGGTGCAGGGACCGTCCCTTACAGCCCGTGTTCAATACTCCTTCCTCGGGCTTATCTGTACAGCGCTCAACACTTGGCAAGTCTGCGGAGACTATACGTGACGCCTTGGCAGATTATGCAGACGTTACGCTTCAAAGGAGCGAGAGACCTATATTTCGACAGTGTGATTTTGTTGTGGAACATGCGGGACACGATTACTACCGCACCCCCGCTTGATCAATCAAAGTACGCAAAAGTCTACACTACATACGGCGGAGCTCCACTATACAAGACAGACACAGCGGATAGCCCATTTGCTGGAGGTGGATCATCTAACCAGCTAAATGATGGCGGAATAGGTAAACCCACGAGAGCGTTTTCCACTGATACTGCGTGGGACTTTAACTCTAACACGCAGACGCTCACTATTGAGGGGTGGGCTAAAGTAGCGAACGTGGGTGCCAATGGAAAAACAAGCTTAGTCCGGCCAATAGGCGCTGCGGGGGCAGGAATTGACTGGTATTGGATAGCATTTCAATATACGGGTGGGATTGTTAGACTGAACGTGGATGTGCAAGGGCTGACTGCAATAGACATAGGCTCTGGAGCATCTGTAAACACATGGTTTCACTATGTGCTTCAGTTTACTGGAAATACAATCTGGGTTGCGGTTAATGGAACTAGGTTGGGGTCATACGCATTTGGTCTTCTTACATCTAATGACATGGCGCTGCAAATGTCAGGCACAACTACTGGCGGAAACGTAGCTGGCGCGGGCTTATACTCTGGTCCTGTCCGAGTGACGCTTGGTCCAAATCGCTATGGATTAAATGCTAGCGCGTCTTACACAGTCCCAACCGACTTCTTCCCCACATCATGAACACAGACATCCAAGTCGTCGATGCCACGCCAGACGCAGAAAACAGCCAGATGGAACTCGTGGCGAAGATGGCTGCGCAAGTGTTGAGCAGTCACTATCCTGATCATATCTGGATGGTGGGGTGGGCTCCGGGCAGAACGTTGATCATAAAGAACATGGCGATCAGTGATGGTCGCTACGGATTCACGATTGACGCAGCCAAGGCCGCGTCAATCTCAGAGCTTGAGAAGGCTGTAGTCTACGGTGGTGGAGAATTGCTTGAGCGTTGCGGTGTGAAGCGTGGCGCGTGGGATGGTGAATTCATGCACTTGGAGAGCATACAATGAAGCGTACATTGGATAGAAATCCTGACCGTGCCGACCCTGATCGCATGGCGTCTGGCGGTAGCTCCATGGATTCCAGGGCCAAGGTGTGGGCCCAGGCAGTCACTGGCGAGGACAAGAAGCTCGACAAGGCGGCATCGGACCATATCACCAATATGAAGGAGTCTGAGGCCGAAGACCGCAGCAAAGGGAAGAACGTTGGTGAGGTTGGTGTTCCGTGGAATTTCAGGTTTAAAAAGGAGAAATGAAATGGCAGACAGGAAGGAAGCAGATTTCGAGGGCGTACTTAACCCGAAGCGTACGCTATCCCGTCGCATGAGCGAAGCCGGGGAGGAAGACCCCAAGAAGGGCGTCGACAAGGGCGATATCCCTGGCCCAAACTTCGATTTCTTCAAGGGCGGCGGCAAGAAGAAGGACGACAAGGGCCTTGAAGAAATCCTCAAGAAGAGAAAATGACCGACCCACGCGCTAAGGGTGAAGGCTGGATCGGAGTCGATCTGGACGGAACCCTTGCGCACTACGATGGTGTCCATCGGGGGGAGGATTTCATTGGGAAGCCAGTGGAACCAATGGTTCGCAAGGTTCGGAAATGGATGATTGAGGGGAAGGATGTGAGGTTGTTCACTGCCCGTAGCCCCCATCCGGCCATCCGTAAATGGATGCGCCAACATCTCGGTGCTATACTACCCATCACAAACACCAAGGATCGCCACATGATAGCCCTGTATGATGATAGGGTGGTTCAAGTGGCAAGAAACGAGGGTAAGACCCACCCCGACCACGAAGAACAGATTTGGGGCGACCAAGATGCTTAAGCCTGACGAACACAACCGGCCACCTACTGCGCAAACCGCCAACCCAGACGAAGGTGGAGGCAATTGGCTGCGTCGAGCCAGGGATGCATACCGTGCCAGCACGTCTTATGTAGACACGAATTTCCGGAAGCAGTGGGAGGACTCGATTCGGGCCTTCAATAGCCAGCATCCGTCTGACAGCAAGTATGCTCAACCGTCCTACGAGAAGCGGTCGCGGCTATACCGGCCCAAGACCCGCTCAGTGATCCGGAAAAACGAGGCAGCGGCAGCGGCAGCGTTTTTTAGCAATATGGATGTTGTCAGTATCGCTGCCGAGGATCAATCCAGCAAGTCACAATTGATCAGTGCCGAAATCATGAAGGCGTTGCTACAATACCGCCTCCGTAAGAGCGTGCCATGGTTCCAATTCGTGATGGGCGGTATCCAAGATGCTCAGGTTACCGGAACTGTGTGTGCCCATGTATATTGGGATCATAGGGTACGTAAAGATGAAGATACCGCCGAGGAGTTGAACTCGGACGATGTCAGCAATGACCCCGAATATCCGAAGCAGGATAAGGTCCCACCGGGGGCGTATTCAGTGGAAGCCCCTGACGTCGCTACGGTCCCGCCCGAGCAGCCCGAGCAGAAACCGTATATCGATAAACCATGCCTGGATTTGCTACCGATCGAGAACATACGCATCGATCCGAGTGCTAATTGGATGGACCCGGTCAATTCGAGCCCGTACTTTATCCATCTGATTCCCATGTATGCCATGGATATCAAGAGGAAGATGAAATCCGGTGAATGGGTAGAATTGCCGGAAGCTATACTACGAGCAGCCGTGAATGCCGGTATGGATTCCACCCGTCTGGCCCGTAATAAGGACCGGGACGATCCTCAGGCTTCGGATAATCGAGCCTATGACGATATCGACATTGTCTGGGTTCAAAGGCATATTCACCGGATCAACGACGAAGATTGGGAATTCTATACCCTGGACGAACTTGCGCTTCTGTCAAAGCCGCGCAAGTTGATTGAGGTAGTGTTCCACGGAAAGCGACCATATATCTGTGGTTCCTTCATTATTGAGACCCACAAGGTCTTCGCCAGTGGTGTGCCACAATTGGGTAAGGGTCTCCAAGACGAGGCCAATGAAGTCGCCAACCAGCGGATCGATAACGTCAAGTTTGCGCTGAACAAGAAATGGTTTGCCAAGCGCGGCAAGGACGTGGATGTCGGCGGGTTGGTCCGAAATGTGGCTGGTGGGGTGGTCATGATGGACGACCCGACCAATGACGTCAGAGAGATAAGCTGGCCCGATGTGACGGGGTCAGCCTATGAGGAGCAGAACCGCATTAACTTGGATATGGACGAGTTGCTTGGTAACTTCAACCCTGCGGCTCTCATTGCTAATGGTGGCGGTCAGGCTCCTGCCAGGAACATGGCCCTGCTCAACCAGAACACCGGTACCTTGGTCGAGTACGGTATCAGGACGTTCGTGGAAACGTTCATACAGCCCGTCCTGCGGCAATTGGTCCTACTTGAGCAGGAATACGAAACTGATCTGGTGGTGATATCTCTGGCCGCAAAGAATGCGCAGGTGTTCCAGAGATTCGGCATCGATGCAGTCACCGATGAACTCCTCAATCAGGAATTGACTCTGTCCGTCAATGTTGGGATGGGGGCCACGGATCCAAGCCAGAAGCTACAGAAGTTTCTCACTGGTATGAATTCCTATACCAATATCTTGAAGAATCAACCCCCGGGGCTGAATGCGGTGGAAGTTGGTAAGGAGATATTCGCCCATTTGGGGTACACCGATCCGACTCGATTCTTTACCAATGACAATCCGCAGGTTGTCCAATTGCAGCAGCAACTGCAGCAAGCCTCCCAGATGATTCAAAAACTTCAGGAGCAGATGAAGGAGAAGCAGACCCAACAGATGATTGGCCTGCAGAGGACACGCGAAATCAATCAGACC